TAACCTAATTGAAAAGCATAACCTTAAAAACGTTGAAATAATTAAGAAAAAGGAACACGCTAATGGCAGACCAATAGACGAAAAGGATAGGGAAGCAAGAAAACCTAATGTAAACTTTTGCTTATTGGATAACTTCGCTAAATAGTATTACACACAACGGTGGCAATATGAATAGTGCGAAAATTACGCAGAAAATTAGATACGAAGCACGAACCCTTTTTCTTTTTTTTTAGGGAGGGTTTTTAAAAAAGTTTAATATGGAAACGAATGTAAATTATAATGAGAGTAACTTGGAAACAATGGCAAAGATGCCTGATTGTTTTATTGATTTGACTGTAACATCACCGCCATATGATGATTTAAGAAACTATAACGGTTATTCTTTTGACTTTGAAAATGTAGCGAAAGAATTATACCGGGTAACAAAAAATGGCGGATATGTTGTTTGGGTTGTTGGTGATGCTACAAAAGATGGTAGTGAATCAGGTACAAGTTTTAAACAGGCTTTGTATTTTATGGAATGTGGTTTTAATTTACACGATACTATGATTTACAAAAGAGTTTCCCCTTTCCCGTCAAATGTAAGATACCAACAGGCATTTGAATATATGTTTGTTTTTAGTAAAGGAAAAGCAAATACATTTAACCCGGTACTAAAACAATTGAAAAGCGAAAAATCATTTTCAGATAATGTTGCATCGAAAACATACAGAAATAAAAATGGTGAAACATTAAACCCAAATGAAAAAGCTGTTTTAAGATTACAAAACGCACAGGATGATATGTATTGCCTTGCTGAAAACATTTGGTATATTCCTGCTGGGTTTATGGTAGGAAGTAAAGACAAAATTACGTTTGAGCATCCTGCAACATTTCCTGAATATTTAGCTTACTACCATATTTTAAGTTGGAGCAATGAAAACGATTTAATTTATGACCCATTTATGGGGAGTGGTACAGTTGCAAAAACTGCGATATGTGCCAATAGAAAATGGATAGGTAGCGAAATATCAAAAGAATACTGTGATATAATTGAAAAGAGATTAGAGCCATTAATGAATAATTTGTTTACCTAATTGCTTTGAAAAAGCAAAAGAGCGTGGGCAAAAAAAGAAAAAGAATGAACGCAGAAAAGTTAAATCGAAGCACTACACTAAGCATTATTTATATTGCGTGTTGTGCTTAACGAAGTGGCGTTTTAATGAAGCACAACACCAAGATAGTTTGCGTTTTAATGCAAATTATCGGCTGTTATCCCACGTTTTAATGTGGGGTGTGTAGTCAAGAAGTTAAAAAGATAATACAAAACAAATAAATGAAATCACCAACTAAAATAACAATACTATTAGCAATACTAAAAGGAACAATTATAGGCTATACTTTAGCCTTGTTAATACTTATGAATTATGGATAAATTAATTTCAATGACAGACTTCGTATTAAGTGGTAAATGGGATAAGGCATCAAGTGAGCCATATTCAAAAGAAAATTTAGATAGAATTACCAAGTACGCCAACTTTTTAAAACGTCCTTTAGAATTAGGAATGTTTATTCCTTGTGTAGATGGAGAGCCTATTGAAAAAAGACCAACATATATGATTTGGTCAGATGTTGAAAAGAAATATTTAGACGACACAAAAGAAGCTGTTTCGTATAGAAAAGCAAAAGACAATGTTTTATTTAAGGGTATTAAAATACATTCTTTTAATAAAGGAGATATTGAATACACGCTTGAATTAGAAGATGGGAGTGGAATCGTAATTGATTTAGATAATGAAACAATAGAAGACTTAATTAAATACAATTTAACATTTACAGATAAAGCATTAAAACTATGGAATTAAAAGCAAGTGATTTAAGAATAGGTAATTGGATTGATACTGAAGATGGAATAACACAGGCTACATCGATAGATTGTGATATAATATGGACTAACAAAGGGGTGTCTTATCATCCTAAAGACATCAAGGGAATACCACTAACAGAAGAGTGGTTGATAAATTTTGGGTTTGAAAAAATAAACGAAAGGACGTTTAGGATAATTGATAAGTCAAAAGATGAAAAACTTGGTTATAAAGACGAAAGAAATTGGAAAGAATTAGATATAATATATTGGGAATATATTGCAATGGGAAGTTACGCAAAAGGATATAAATTTAAATGGAATGATGAAAAATACGTAAACTATCAAAAGGAAAAAACAATAGATTACGTACACAAACTACAAAACATTTACTTTGCATTAACAGGAGAAGAACTAACAATAAAAGAGTAATTAAAAAATAATTGTTAAATTTGTAGTAAAATACAACAAAATACAACAATGGGTTTTGAAGATAGACCAGATGATATAAATAAAAACGGAAGACCAAAAGGTTCTCCAAATAAAACAACTCAAGAGATTAGAGATGCTTTTCAATGCTTTGTAGAAGACAACACAGATAAACTACAAGATTGGTTAGAAAGAGTAGCAGAAAAGAACCCAGCTAAAGCAATAGAGCTAATGAGTAACTTATCTGAATACATACTACCAAAACTAAGCAGAACAGAAGTAAAAGCAGAAGTAAAGATTGAAGATGAAGTTGATTTAAGTAAGCTACCACAAGACGTAATAGATAAATTGTTGAATGAAGACAACGCTAACCAAACTTAGAGCAGAATCTTATAGACGTTCATTTTATAAGTTTTGTTTAGAAGCGTTTAAAGTATTACACAACGGTCAGCCAATGGTTGAGAATTGGCACATTAAGTATATTTGTGATAGACTACAAAAAGAAGCAATTAGAGTAGTAAACAAAGAACCAAGAGATAAGCACTTAATAATTAATGTACCACCAAGAACTTTAAAGTCTGAAATAGTAAATGTTTACTTTTCAGTTTACCTATGGATATTAGATGATAGTATTCAGTTCATTAGTAGCTCTTATTCTGCTTCATTATCTACATCATTAAGCGTACAGGCAAGACGTTTAATAGAATCTGATTGGTTTATTAAGCATTTTCCTAACATTCAAATCAGTAGAGATGAAAACACTAAGACTAAATACACAACACCTAACAACGGATTAAGATATTCAACCTCAACTGGTGGTACTGTAACTGGTATGGGTGGAGATGTAATAGTAATAGACGACCCACAAAACCCACAAGAAGCAAGAAGCGAAAAAGAAAGAGAAAGAGCAAACACATTTTTTAATGAAACACTAAGGAGTAGATTAAACAATCCAGAGTTCGGAGTATTCATAATTATAATGCAACGACTACACGAAAACGACTTGACTGGAATGTTGTTAAGTGAAGACGCTGATAACTTTGAACATATTTGTTTACCTGCTGAATTATCACCTAACGTATTTCCAAGCGATTTAACAAACTTTTATACTGATTCGCTACTATTACCTCAAAGACTATCTAAAAGTGTCTTAGATAGCTTAAAAATAGGTTTAGGAAGTTATGGTTATTCAGGTCAGTATATGCAAAAACCATCCCCAGCAGAAGGTGGTATGTTAAAAAGAAATTGGTTTAACATCATTGATGAGCTACCAAAAGACAAGAGCGACAACGAAATACAGTTAAAATGGGACTTCTTCTTAGATACAGCTTACACAGATAAGACTTATAATGACGCTACTGCTATGTTAGCTTTTGCTAAACACAACGAAGAGTTTATTATTAGAAAGATTGAAACGGTTAGATTAGAGTTCCCAGAGTTGGTTAAAAAGATACAAGAGTTTGTTTATGCTAACGGTTATACTAATTCAAGTAGAATATTCATAGAGCCTAAAGCAAGTGGTAAAAGTATTATACAACAGTTAAAACGTCAAACAGGGTTAAATGTAATAGAAGATAAACCACCAACACAGGATAAGATTAGTAGAGTTAATGCTATATCTCCAGTAGTAGAAGCAAGGCGTGTCAATTTGTTAGATGGTCGTTATATTGATTCTTTTTTAGATGAATGTTCAGCGTTTCCAAATGGTAATCACGATGACCAAGTCGATGTATTGGTTATGGCTTTAGATAATTACACAACAAGAAATAAATCAGTTCAAGCATTTGCAATATAAAATATTGAAAAAAGTTTTGTATTTAAAATTATATTTTGTAATATTGCTTTATGACTTGCAATCATTGTAAAGAAGAAATAACAGAAAAGCCTTTTAAGTGGGGTGGTTATTGGGCTAAAGTAGAACAATACTATCATCAAGAATGTAAAAGTGCTGTTGATAAATCAATATATGAAATGCAACTAATAGATACTAATTGCAATGATTGTATCTTTTTAGAAAGGAGTAACAAGAAAGTTAACAATATATTATATGGTAAGTGTAAAAAACTAAATAAGGATATTACATTTATTCCTAAACATTGTATGATAGAAAACCAAGATTGTTTTAAACATAGAAAATGATAACATTAATTTTATGAAAGAAGAAAAATATTTAAAAGTAGCTCTAGAAATTGCTGTTGATTACATACAAAGTAGAATGAGTAATGTTTATTTTGAAAGCACAAAAGCAAGGAATAACGCTAATTGGTATATGATGAAAAATCACGTTGACTTATTTAAAGATGTTTTTAATATAGACCTATCAAACATATCATTTAAGTTTATGGAAACAAAAGAAGAAATGATAAAAAAGATGTTGAAACAATGATAACATTAGAAATTGAAAACAAAAAATATCAATGCCCTAATAATTACAGCGATATTACATTAGGTAGATTTAAGCAAATTCAAACTTGGTTAGAGTTAGAACATAATCAACCGATAGTAGATAAGATAATTAAAAGCGAAGTAGATGATGAAGAAGAGGCTTTAAATTTCTATTTAGACTTTATCAACTATGTAACTAAGATACCCAAGAAATATCTAATGCAAGTTAAACCGTATGGAGATGACAAGATAGATGAGCTATCTATTCAATGTGTATTTGAAACACTATCATTTTTATTATGTGTACCACAGATAGAAAACCCAAAACCAGTTGAAAGGATAGACAACTTATATTTTATAGATAAGATTGATTTAAACCAAGCTATATTAAAGGACTTAACATTTAGAGAATACGTAGAAGCCAACGGTGTTATAAAAGCATTTAACGAACTAAAAGAAGGGCGTTATGAATACCTTAATTTATTGTTAGCTGTTATGTATAGACCAAAAGAAACAAAAGGTAAGCTATGGTGGAAGAAAGAAGTAATTGAAGAGTATGATAGTGAGAAAGTAAAAAGACGTGCTGAATGGTTTGACAATGTTAATATGGATATTATATGGAACACATTGTTTTTTTTTATGCAGTCGAAAACAAACTCTCTAAAAAATATAGAGGCGTATTTTCAAGAGGAAATGGCAAAGGCACAGCAAGACTTAAAGGTTTAAATTGGTTTATAATGAGGTATGATATAGCAGAGAGTGGAGTGTTTAATAAATCAGATATGACCCCATTTGATGCAGTAGGATATGAGAATATTCACAATGTATTAAGATACGCAGATGTAAGAGCAATACAAGCTGACGAAAGAAACAAAGAAGCTAAAAAGAAAAAATAACTAAAGATGAAAAAGATTAATATTATAAGACATAAAGATTTAGATGTAGTCTTACCAATGCTTAGTTATGTAGTAGAAAAGAGCAGAGAGTTAAATAGAGAGCTACCACAAGAAATAGAAGAAATTAGATTACACTACATAAAATATTTAACATTATTAAAATTAAAAATGCAATGGGAGATAAACCTCGTATCTTAATAGGAACTGTAACAAATCAAGTAAAGGATTATTGTTGGGCTGCATTTAAAAAGCAGTTATTAGAGTTTAAGAAGCTAGGACACGATGTTTTAATAGTTGACAACACTCATAAGATAATAAATAGACCACCATTTAAAACTATACATTATAATCCTAAACCAATATACAGTAAGTTAGCTGGTACTGGTAGAAATCCTTTAACGGTTATCACTAGAGATTGTATGAATATACTACGTGATGAGTTCTTAAAAGGCGATTATACTCATTTATTTGTATTAGAAAGCGATGTATTCATAGAAATAGAAAGACTACAAAAGTTAGTTGATATGAAAGCAGATGTAGCTAACTATACATATCCGATGAGATTATCAAGAAATAACGGTTTAATTAGCTTATGCGTTCAAAGTAGAGGTACTGACAACGCTTCTATAATGTTAAGCCCACAAGATAGTAAAGACTTAGTAGAAAGTGGTTTAAAAGTTTTAAATGTAGATACTATAAATGGCAGGACTATTTCGCATTGTGGTTATGGTTGTACTTTGATAAGTCGTAAGGTATTAGAAAAAATAGAATTTCAAGCTGTTATAACTCCAGATGGTAAACAACCTTTTCCAGATTCAATGTTTCACGAAGACGTAAAGAGTAACAACTTTTATAGTGTATTAGATACTGATTATCTAGCATTCCACGCTAATCTACACGATGAAACAGTAAAATATAAAAGAGTTTTAGACATACAAAGCAAGACCACTAGAAGACAAAGACGTGCATCTAAAAGAAGAAATTAAAAATATAAAAGGAAATAAGTTGATAGTAGCTAAAACAAGGTTAAGAGGACACTATTATATAAACTCAAATAGAAAGTTTGAGCATTTGTTAGATGATTTACAAGTTAGATTAATAGCATTAGACGTAAGAGAAAACGAAGAGCAAGATTTAACAGTAGTATTAAAGACAGATTATAATAAGAGATTAGTAGAAGAAATTAGTAAATTGCAAAAAGTAATAAGATTTAAAATAGTTGAGTTATGATGGATGTAAAAAGAGAATATTTAGATATACCTTGTTTGGACTTATTTGATTATGATGGTGTTTTGATAGACGACCTAATTAAATACCTAAGATATATAAAAAAGAGTGGGTGTAAAAAAGTTGGAATGTCTAGTGTTGATTATGGGTGTTATGAATTTATAGGTTGGAAATATGTTAAGATGACAAAGAAAGAAATAGAGGAATTAAATAATAATGATTGGTCTATGCTTAATCTTATTCCACCCCAAAAAGAAATATTGCAAGAAGAAATGATTGACGATATTATAAAAGAAATGATTGAAAAAAATAAAGATGAATAAAGTTTGTATAGTACCAATATTCGGAGATTATGACACTCTAAAAGAGCCTACTGTTATAAGTGATGGCTGGAAGTATATCTGCATATCAGACAGACATCATAAGTCTAAAGTATGGAAAACTAAAATACTTAAAGCAGACACAACTAATAAGCGTAAGAGTGGGTATGTATTAACTCAATTACATAGAATAATAGATTTTGATATTGCTTGTGTAGTAGGTGGGCAGATACAAATTAACACAGACTTAAATAAGTATATTGAAGATGTTGATTTTATAAGTTTAGACCACCCATCAAGGAATTGTATTTATAAAGAAGCACAGGCTTGTATATTGTATGAAAAGGACGACCCAAAAGTAATAGCAAGGCAAATGTATAAATACTTAGAAAGCGGCTATCCAGTAAACAATGGAATGATACAAACAGGAGTAACATTTAGAAAAGATAGCAATTTAATTCGTACATTTATGAATCATTGGTGGCACGAAATACAGCAAGGAAGTCATAGAGACCAATTAAGTTTTAACTATATATTAGATAAGTATAAGATAAGCACAAAAGAATTGAGTAGTAATTTATTAAGAAACGAATTTAGGTTAAATAATCATAATGAAAATAGCAATAGTAACAGCAATATGGCAACGTCCTGAAGTATGGGATATGTTTAAACAAGGTGTTAGACGTTTACGTAATCAATATGAAGATGTAGAAGTAGAAGTTTGCGTTGCTGGTTCAGAGGGTTATCGTAGTCAAAACAGATGTAAAGAGAATTGGATTCACTATGTAGAAATGCCAAACAACCCACTAGGACGTAAAATGAACGCAGCATCTTTATTAAGTAAAGAAACTAACGCAGATTATTATTTACTAATGGGTAGTGATGACATCATTTGTAATAACCTATTTGATTTGTATTTAGATTATATGGAGCAAGGGATAGACTACATTTATTTAATGGATGGTTTCTTCTTTGACACAACAACTAAAAAGTCTTTATATTGGGCAGGGTATAGACAAGACCATAATAAAGGCGATTCTTTAGGGGCTGGAAGAATGTTAAGTAAGAAAATGATGGAGAAAATGGATTATCAATGTTGGTATGATGTTAAAATGAGTGGGCTATTAGACCAAGCGATGAATGAAAAACTAGAAGGATTTGAATACACTAAACAAGAAATATGGTTAAGAGATAATAACTGTATGCTATTAGATATAAAGAGCAGTACTAATATGACTAAGTTTGCTAAATGGGATAATACCGAGTTTATAGATACTAAGCGTTTATTAGACTTTTTACCTACATACGAATTTAATAAGATATACAATGGATAAGATATACAATAAAAAAAAATTAAAATCATTTAATCCGTACAACGAGAAAGATTTTAAATTTACAAATGATAGTGCAAAATATCTGATGTCAATAGATGAGTTTATTGAAAATATAAATTCTCAAGTTGAGTTAGGTGCTACTCATTTAAAGGTTTATGGTAGTAATGATGAGTATAATGATTATGTGTACTTTTCTTTTTATGAATTAAGCGAAGAAACTGATGAACAGAAAAACACTAGGGAAGCTAAATACAAATTAGATAAACTCGTTTTAGAAGCACGTTGGAAGGCTAAAAAAAGAAATGAATTAGCTATATTATTAAGAATGAAACAGGAGGGGGAGATATGAGTAAGATATTTATTACAGGAGTAGCTAAAAGCGGAACAACCCTGCTAAAAAGAATGTTCTTTGCGTTTGAAGATGTAGCTATAATAAAACAAGAAGTAACAATAGACGACTTTGTTAAGCAAGAAGTACCTAATGGAAGAACTTTGATAGGTAAAAGAGGCTCTCAAACTTTATTAGGTTGTGGTTCTTTACCGTTTGCAGAAAGAGAACGCCAAGCAGAACTAATGAAGGACATGATTATTATTAATATAGTTAGACATCCTAATTCAGTATGCAAGTCTTACGCTAGAGATTTTGGTGTTGATGGTGGTTTTGATTGGGCTTATAGTGTTTATGATTATCTTGATTATAAATATTTAATAAGGCTTAATATTAAGTATGAGGATTTAATAGAAAACCCAAACGAAGTTCAGAAAAGAATAAGTGAAGCAACAGGATTAAAGATTAAACATAAGTTTAGTGATTACCCTAGTTTTTTCCCTGATAGAGATGTTGAAATGCAAGAACAATACCAAGCTAGAAAATTAGAGAAAATAGAAATGCCTGAAAGATGTAATACTCTTATGTCTGAAGAATCAATCAATATTGCTAAAAAAGTTTACGGTTATGAATGATGTAAGCCCATTTGCATACGTTAGCCCATACGCTATATTAGGCAAAGGAAACGTAATAGAAGAAGGTGTTGTAATAAAAGACAACGTAGTTATAGGAGATAACAACCATATATCGCCTTATGTTACTATTGGTTTAGCTGGAGAAGTAAGAGGGGAAAACGAAATAAAAGGAAAAGTAGTAATAGGTAGCAATAATGTAATAAGAGAATTTACATCTATACAAAGTCCTCAAAGATATGACTTTACTCAAATAGGTAATAACTGCTTTATAATGGATAAAGTACATATAGCACACGATTGTATAGTAGGGGACAATGTAACAATAGCACCAATGGTTACTTTAGGTGGTTGTGTTAATATAGGTGATTATACTAATCTAGGTATAAACTGCTCAATACATCAACGATTAACAATAGGAGAAAGTGTAATGATTGGAATGGGTAGTATAATAACAAAAGATGTTCCTAATTATGAGAAGTGGTTTGGTTGTCCAGCCATTTTTAAAGGTTATAATTTAATAGGATTACAAAAGAGATACCCAGAGAAAACAGAAGAAGAATTAATTAATATTTGTAGAAAATGAGTTTTAAAAGAGGATTATGTGATATAGGTGTTTTAGAAGCTGCTGCTGGGTGCAATTTAAGATGTGCGTCCTGTGTTGCTTGGACTGAAAAGGGTAAAGACCTTATTACGGAAGAAATAATAGAAAAAGCAATGCCCCTATTTAAAAGAGTAGGCGTTAAGCAAGTACAGATGTATTGGCGTGGAGACCCTTGTATTCACCCAAGACTGCCAGAGATGAATGAAATAGTTTTAAGGCACGGAATGAAAACAATAGTAAGTACTAATGGGGTGACTAAGCATTGTGGTAATCCAGAGTATATGAGAAAACTATTAAACACAACTACTCACTATGCTGTTTGTTTAGATGGACACGACGCAGAATCATTGGCTAAATATAGGATAGGTGCTAAATGGGATAGAATGATTAACAATTTAGAAATAGCGTCTAAGATTGATTCTAATTGTGATAAGATTCTAGCTGTATTAATGTTTAAATACAACGAGGGGAAAGAGCATATATTCGAGGAAATAGCAAAGAAATATGGCTTTAGGGTTGATTTTAAAGCACCTAATGTATTAGGAGAGTACATATTGACAGAAGACCAAGCTAATGAATGGTTAGCAGAATCACCAAAGTATAGCAGATACGACAAGACACCATCAAAAGATATTGAGGGTATTAAATGGAGAGGTAATGATGTAGCACCTAAAAATATGGGAGAGTATGTTTACATACATAGAAACGCAGACAACTGTACGTCTGGGAATATTATTGTAGCTGCGAATGGAGATATACCTATATGTGGTCAATTCACTAAAGAAATTAATGGACTAGGTAATGTATTTGACCCAATAGATAATATACTTGCTAGATACGCTGGTATAAATGAAGATATGTATGATAGAAAGTTGAAAGAGTGTAGTGAGAAATGTTTATGTATTGTTAAACCAAGATAGTATGTGTGGAATATTAGCTATACAAGGTAAACATAGGTATAAAGAAATACCAGAAGCTCTAATTGAAAGAGGTCGAGATAGTCAAGGAATGTATCAAGATGAATACGCTCAACTTATACAGACTAGGCTACATATTACTGGTGGTGATGTTCAATTACCCTACCAACAAGAAGAATTTGTTTTACTGTTTAATGGCGAAATATACAATTATAAAACATTTGCAGACAACGAATATAAAGCTATCATAGAAGCATATAAAAGCGATAGGATGAACGAATTAGACGGTCAGTATGCTATTATAATTTACAACAAAGAAACGCATTTAATGGACGTTTATTTAGACGAACTAAGAATACACGCTTTGTATATGGATGAATACAACGGAAGCACTATCTACTCATCAAATTTAAGAAGCCTACCAAAGTTAGAATACGATAAATACCAACATCGAGGTTATGGAAACATCACAAAGCAAAGAGTTTTATAGCGATTTTTTAAGTGCTATTTATAAGCGAATGACTAATAGAGTAGTTGTTCCAGTTTCAGGTGGGTTAGATTCTACATTAATAGTTAAGGCTTTATATGACTTAGGACTACATAAAGACGTTAAATACGTAACAATGGGTAGTAGTAAGTATGTTGATGCTGTTAGTTCAAAGTATGGTATTTATGTTGAAAGTTTTGAGCCGCAAATAAACAAGGGAGATTTAAGAAAGCAAATAGAAATATTAGAAGAGCCTTTTTATGCACCAAGTGTTAACTATTATCTATATGAAAAAATACATCAAATGGGTGGTAGAGTTTCATTCTCTGGATTAGGTGCAGATGAATTGTTCGGTGGTTATGACTACTACAACACAGAATTATATCCAAGAGGGTTGTTTCAAGAAATTAAAGCAGTAACAAACGAAGAGAAGAAAGAGCAGGATAAATACTTTTTAACTCACCATCATTTAAGAGAAAACGAAAAGATAGGTTTATATTGGCAAGTAGAGGGGCGTTATCCGTTTTTAGATAAAGAAGTTCGTAAGCATAATGATATTGGTAAGTCAATAATAAAAGAAATACTATTAAGAGATTTTAAAGATAGCTTCGTTAATAGAAAAAAAGAGGGATTTAGACTAACAGAAGTTAAAGACCGTTCTAAACAAAGACTACAATATTTAGAACAATTAGCAATATTTAGAGATATATTCAAAATTTAGTATTGTATTTGACCGACTAAACAAAATAATGTTGTTTAATTTTGTATAAATACTTAATAAATGGCAAGATTAAAAGACGTTGTTGATGAATGTTTAACTGTCGCAGATGCTTACGTTGATATTAGTTCAAGTACTTATAATGAATTAAGTGCTGTAAATTGGGAAGATAACGATAAAGACTTTCCAATGTTTCTATTTGATAAACGAAGTGTAAACGTAACAGTTGACAAATATTCAAGAACTAACTTACCATCATCTTCTATCTATACAGCAACAGTTTATTTCTTTAACACTTACAAGGAAAGCGAAAAAGCGAGTACCGACCTACAAACAAAGCAAGATACTTTGATTGACTATGCAAGTAAATACTTTGCAGAACTAAGAAGTCGAAACGAAAGTGGTTCAAATGGTTTTTATTTGGGTGCAATATCCTTTAACAGTTTAGATGAAGCTCATAGTGGTAACCTTATACAACTTGCTTATAATGTTGAATTTATTGTCAAGGTAGAAAATTGTACTCTTGGCGATTTTAATTATTAAAAAATGAACGAAGAAAGTAAAATGATTGGTGAGAATGGGTGTGTCTTTATAGACAACTCTGTAACCAATGAAGATATTTATATGATTCACGTTGTTTCTGACGCTGTATTTACAGTATTAAACGAAACAGATGCTAAAGGTGGTAGTGAAACAGATGTACTATCTACAATGAATTTAAGTGGTAATACTATACCAGCAGGAGCAATATTAACTCCATACGATGAAGTGTTTAGTGATGTATCTATTTCAAGTGGTAGTTTAATAGCTTATAAGCTAGGTAGGTAATGGCTAAGAATATAACAGATGGACTTAGCGATATAGGTCAGTATGTTATTGAAGAGTTAGCCAAAGAGATAATAAAGCAAGACCACTCTAATACTGGTAAATTAATTGATAGCTTAGACTATAACGTAAATACTGCAAACACGTCAATAGATGTGTATATGAACGACTATGGTAGATATGTTAACACAGGACGTAAAAGAGGTGCAAGAAAAGTACCGATTCAAGCACTTGTTGAATGGATTAAACAACGTGGTATCGAAACGAACAATAAAAAAGCACTCGGTATCGCATTTGCAATACAAAAAACCATTGAAAAGCAAGGCAGTCCAACAGTCAACAGTAGAAAGAAAGGTAAGCGAACTGAATTTGTTGATGATACCATAGAAAGAATAAGTAACAAAGTTGAAAATATGGTAGCTGATGTATTTGAGAAAGAGATTGAAATTCAGTTAGATAATTTTGTAAAAAGAATATAAATGGCTATAACGATATACACAGAGCCAGCAGGAGTTACAAGTCCTTATAGACCTGTTTACTTTGACTGCTCTAGTGATTTAGGAACTATAACAAGTATGATAGCTGACGTTTATACTGATGGTAGTTTAGTTTCTACGATAGATGTTGACCCTATACTTGGAGAAACAGACCAGTTTAGAATTGAAATAGGAGAAGTATTAAAGAAACAATTAACAAGCGAGTTTAACGAATCAGTAGCCTCTTTAAATGCTTTTGACCAAACAACGAGTGCTAAACAGTATTACGTTAGATTATTTGAAGTTTATACAAGTGGGAGTGTTTTAGATACATCTTGGACTGAAGAAGGTGCTGGTGTAGGATATGAGCAGTCTTCAACACTATACACTCACAACTTAATATTTCAACACGAACAAAAAGACACAGCTTCAGATTATGCTTTATTAAATTCATCTGCTTTATTCCAAACAAACAGACCACAACTAAGCAATGTTAGTAGAGCTGAATTTCTTTATTTTGGTGGTACAATAGTTCCATCAAACCCACAAATGAAGTTCCAATTAGATGTTTATACTGGTGCTAATGGTGGTGGTTCTTCATCTAGCACAACAAGTTCCAACGTACAATCTACTAATAGAAAAGTAAACTATTGTGTTGATGTTTCGGCTATATCAACTACTAGAAAATCATTAGGGGTAACTGCTTACGATTCTACATCAACTCAACGAAGTGCTGAATTTATAGTTAATATAATTGATAGCTGCGATGACGATGTAATAATGTACTGGCAGAATCATTATGGATTCTTTGATTCATATACTTTTAGAGGTAGATATAGAGAAAAAACAAAGAACAAAAAGCGAAGCATAGAAAAAAGATTAGCGTTAGATTATGCTATTTCAGATAGAGGAGAAACTGACATATCAAACGAGAATGAGAGAAGTTTTGAAATTTACTCACAAACAGAATCAAAAGCTGTTATTAAATGGTTAGCAGAGATAGGAGAAAGCGTTGATGTTAGAATAAAAAAAACAATAGATGGCAGTATTGAATTTCTACCAGTAAATGTTACAAGTGTATCTAGTACAATAGAAGATTCAGACAGAGTAATACATCAAATAAAAGTTAACTACAAACTAAGTAACAAAAGAATAAATCAACTTGGATAACGTACAAATTGAAATATTAGACCCTGACAATAATATTGAGGGTGTTTTAGATGTAGGTAATTCTAAGAACTTTTCTATGTCTTTGACTACTTCAATAGCAGATATTAAAGACATTTCTACGCGTTCTGGTAGCTTTTCTACTTCTTTTAAAGTACCTAGTACAAAAGACAACGACAATCTGTTAGACCACATCTATTTAAGCCAACACAAAAACTATAAAGACTTTGACGCAGAAAAAGATTGTAGAATAAGAGTTAACGGTATTAATATTGAAAAAGGCAAACTACAAATAACTAGAATAGCTAGAGAGGGTAGAGATGGTAATTCGTATTCTTTAAAATTCTTTGGTAATAATATGGATTGGGTTCTTAATATGAAAGAGAAAACAACTCAAGACTTACCATACTTAGATAATACATTTACTTATGACAGTACAAGCGTAGAGGCTTCTTGGCAAGATAGTGGAGCAAATCAACAACCATTATATGCTTTAATAAATAGAGGGCAAAAAACAACATTAGGAGCTTATAACGTATTAGATTTAAGACCTGACTACTATGTAATAGACTATCTTAATAATGCTTTTAAATCTGTTGGTTATAATTTTGAAAGCACGTTTTTCAACACAACAGCTAACAAGAAGTTAATAATACCTTTCTTTGGTAAGAACTTTAGAGATTATGATAGGTCAGTTTCAAATACAGCGATAGTTAAGCTAGATACATCTGCTACAAACTTTGATAATACATTTACTACTGCTGCTGGTACTTTTAATGATGTAATAAGATTCGATGCGTTGACCGTTTCAGAAATGGAAGACCAACGTATGAACTATCAAGCTACATCTTTTAGTTCTCACGCTGCCTCAACTGGTGGTGGGATAACAATAACAAATGCTTCGATAGATACAAGTTTTAGCGACACTCCAGCACCTTTAAAAGATGATAGCAGTAACTATGCTTCAAATCAATATGTAGTGCCTTACAACAATAAATATAGAGTTAAGGCTATAATTGACGCTGTATTAACAGAAGACCAAACAAAAGCCTTTTTAAACCCTCAATTAAACCACTATATAAAACTAACTAGAGGTGGTAATGTTTCTAAGTTTCCAATGGTTGCTCAAAGTCAAGGAACAGAAGTAATAACTAATGTAAGTTCAAATAGGCAAAAAAGAACATTTACAAGAGAAGTTGCATCTTCTTGGTTTTCTGCTCAAGCTGGAGATATACTAGAGATAGGATATGAATTTTATGTAAATAAAGGTCAAGGTACTTGGTCTTCTGATGATTACTACTTTAAACTAGAACACAACCCAACTATAATAACATACGAACCTTATCCTTATTTAGATGAAGGAGATACTTTTAATTGGGCTACTGTTTCAGATGACAACATAAGCGTATTAGATATTGTATTAGATATTGGTAGATTATTTCATATTTACTGGGAAACAAACACAGCAACTAAAACAGTTTCAGCAGAGCCTAGAGATGATTATTATAACGAATTATCAACAGCAACTAACGAAACAGATAGAGTTGACCCATCAAAGCAATTTGAGATAACATATAATTCCAGTGCTTACAAAAGAAACCAAGTATTCAGATACAAAGAAGATGATAAAGATGGTTATTTAGTAGCACGAAACAAAGAAGCTGCAACAGAATGGTGTTCTTATGAGCATAGTTTTCCTAGTAAATTCGTTGAGGGAACAACATCTGTAGAAACAAAAGTATTAAGTGCTACATATACTTTAGAAGATATTTATTGTGGTGGTGGTATTGCTCCAATATTGGCTCGTTTTTGGGTAGATGAAACAAACCTTAAAAACATTTATGAAAGTGAAGCGTTAGCACCTAGAATACTTTATTTTAGATATACTGCTCAATTTGATATAGATGGAAACTTTAGAGATTTTCAATGGCGTACAGAATCAACAACTAGAAAGTCTATACCTTATGCTTTACCTTTTCCAGTATATGACGAGGGACAATTATTAGCAACAGTACCAAACGAATTAACATTTAAAGAAGTTCAAGGAGATGATGGTTTATGGTATGATAACTACCGATTAACAGCAGCAGAAATAAGAGATGGTAAAAGCCTTGCTTTATATTTAAGAACTGATTTAGTTGACTATAAAAACATAGACTTTAAGAAGATTTATTACTTCGATAATCGCTACCCAGACATTGAGGGTTATTGGAGATTGATAAGAGTATCTAATTTTAAACCAACATCTAATGAGATTAGTGTTAAGCACGAATTTACACAAGCTAGAAACTTTGAAGCTGAAGCGACAACACCAGACCTTACAGATGAAGTTGAAAGTGGTTTAGACAACAACAACACTCAAACTTATAGACAACAACCACCTAATACTGGAATAAATACTGGAGAATCAACCTCTGGTGGGCGTCAATCTCATAGTACTGGATTTGATAATAACATAAAAGATTCTTCAAACATAGCTTTTGGGAATGGATTGAGTACAGATGGAACAGGTGTTTTAAGAATGGGTATTAACAACCTAGACGTAAGCACAGATTTATTTCAATTAGGAACTGGAACGCCCGACAATCCATTTAGTATTTTAAGAGTTGACCAAAGCGGAAACACTTATTTTAATGGTGAGTTAGTAG